CATTCTCGTGCTCCTTTGGGTTTGCTATCGGGGGAAGGGGTTAGCCTTCGAAGCCCATTTGCAGCTTGCCGCCGCAATCGGTGCCCTTGCAGACGGTGAATTTGGTGTGATCGACGCAGGCGCGATTGGTGTAAGGATCGCGGCCTCGGTGGATGACTTCCTTGACGGTAAATCCGTCCTTCGGATCGGCAGAGCCGCAATAGTTGCACTTCGGGTGATCTGACTTATCGGTGCGGTCGTAGTGTCCCATCGTCTTCCTCTTTCCTTGTGCGGGGGCTAGGCGCGGTCCGAGGCTGCGAGCCACGGCTTGCTGTTCCCCGAGACGGCGCACATGATTTGGTCTGTCTGTGCACGGCGGTGAGCGCGCGACGCGGCAGAAATCGCTACCGACAGTTCAGCCAGAAGGCAGCGCCGCAAAGTGGGGTCCGATGTCGTTGCCAACTCGTTCTTGATTTTGCTGATCTTCGACATTTTCGTTCCTCTTTCCCGGCTATGCCTGAGCGACCTGTTCAGCTTCGTAGCCACGACGAAACTCATCCCAGCTATCGAGATCATCGAAGCGGTCGAATGGATTGGAACGGTCACCGTCCTTGCCATCGATGCAGGCAAGGCGACCCATTAGCGAGGGATCGTCGTATTCCTCGAGTTCGGCGTCGATCTTCGCCCGACGTGAATTGGTATCGACAGGCAGGGCTTGAGTACCTGCTGGATCATCCAAGGTATCGGCGAGCAGCGGTACCAACCGATCGCTCGTTTCGCTTTGCAACGTAGCCGACTGGGGCCTACCCGCATCTTCTAGTTTGATGCCGTCGGGCGTAGCGAACCCTTGCTGCGTGAGTGGGGCCGTGATGTCTCCATACCCGGCCTTCCCTTGGTGCACGTCCTTCCGTGCTGCTGTCGATTTCGTGAGATCGGTTGTCCGATCATCTGTGGCGAAGTGGATGGTCATGATCAGGCGACCTCGGCTTTCGCGATGGCGGCAGCGATAAGCTTGCTGCCTTCGTCGTCCGGATGGCCGATGATCGTCTGCGCCAGCTTGAGTGCTTCGAGCATGTCGGGAGCTGCGGCGATCAGGCGGGAGTTGGCGTCAGCCTGTTCGTATCCAGTGTTCAGGTCATACCGCGCGTCGGTGACGGCGACTGGCTTGTTCGCAGCGTCATCAATCTGATACCGCCCCGGTAAGGCGACGCCGTTGATCTTCCACGGTCCTGGTGTGTGCTTGCTCATGATCAGGCGACCTCAGCAAAGGCGCGTGCATCGACTTCTGCCACGAGGGCAGCACCGAACTTTTCCGCGGCGCGATAAAGCGGCATAAGGTTGCGATTGACGCGGGGATCCCACTCCGGGGCAGGGACGAAACCGCGCTTTGCGCCAGCCCAAATCTGGAGGCAAAGACCGCAGGTGCTCCAGAATGCCGCCTCGCTCTCGTGGCGAGAAGCGGCGGCTTCTAGCTTCGCGATAAAGTCTCCAAGGTTCTTGCTCATCTCGTCGGCCCCAGTTCGATTTGCTATGCCCCTGATTTAAACCGTTCAGGTTCATTCGTCAAGGGCCATATTGACCTAAATCGGTTGATGATTTATTACCATCTACATGACCACAGAAGACGCGCTACGACAACTCCGTGCTCACATTTACAACACCGGCAACATGTCCACTTATGCCGCGAAGCATAAGCGATCCGTAGCGTTTGTCAGCGCTGTTATGACGAAGCGAAAGCCAATTCCTAAGTGGATGCTGGAGGAAATCGGCCTTGAGTTATCGCCCCAGGTCTACCGCCGTAAGGCCTAGCTCTCCCCGCTATCAGAATCGCCAGCGGTAAAGGCGAGAGGCGGGAGCCTGAACTGTACTGTCCTACTCTCATATTCCAGCATCTCTGGTGTAACTCGTGCCAGTTCGTCCTTCGGCACATACCAGCCTGATTTGCCGTTACGTTCTATACAAGGCATTGAGCCGCCACGAGCACGACAGACGGCCTTCCACTGTGGACTGTCGAGTTCAACAAAGGCCGTCTTCTCCCAGAACGTCTCTACGTCCAGAGCTTCCTGCCGGCGTTCCACCTCGTGGATAAATTCTGCCACGGATGGTGCAAAGGCGTTGTTTCGATCGGTCACTTCCCCGCGCATGAATCGGTTGATCGCTCGATCAATGGCAATGGGTGAGTATCCGGCTACCCCCTCGACGTAGAGAACGGTAGCCTGTGGATCAATGGCGCGAGATGCTGGGAAGGCCGAGAAGAGAAGCGCCAGGCTCTTCGAAACGGTTTGCTTCTCTTTCGGACTGAGCATCGTAGAGCCTCGCTAGATCGTTGAACATGGATGATGGGGTGGATTGCTTCGTTGAGACCCATTCGGCCTTGAATCCCTGCCAGCCCCTCAAAATCGCCTCGGCAATGGCCTCGTTTGGATTCTGGCACTTGGCTAGCTCTTTGGCGATCAACCGGGCCCCAAAGGCCGTTAATGGGCGTTTCATCGCCTTCCGATGGTCTATGAAGCCTTCGGCGTGATCCTGGTCTATGTATGGAAGTAGCTCATCTAGAATTGATGATCGATCGCTCACAGGAACGCCTCCTGTTTGGCAGGCTTTGGCGCTTCGATGAACATGTCTGGTTCGCGCAGCGCGGCTTCGACGCGACGACAAGCGGTATCGAAATGTTTCTCGTCTACCTCGATCCCAACGAATCGCCTTCCGAGCTTTACTGCAGCGACCCCGCATGTTCCAGATCCAAGGAATGGGTCGCATACCAGTTCCCCCGCCGATGAAAAAAGCCGCACTATCTCTTGTAGAAGCGGAATCGGCTTCTGGGTTGGATGGTCGCTCCCGCCTGCCGTGTTTTTGTTGAACACGAAGGTGCCGGGTCTCCCCCCACCATTCCACGACGAGTGCCCCGTACCATGCCAAGCGGCCACCATCATTTCGTGACCCACACTTGGGCCTTGGCCGTTAAACTGAGGCATCGCGTCAGGCTTTATCCAAACCATAGCGCGTTTGTAGCTCGCTCCAGATGCCTCTATGGCGTCCCTCCACGCTCGGACGCCCTCCGCCATACAGAACGACACGGACCAGCCTAGACAAGCTTCCTGCATAGCTTTGGCAACATCCTGCCTCACATCGTCAATGGCCGCGAATCCTATAGCTTCGTGCCTCACGTGCGACGATGGCGCATTACGTGACAGAACGCCCCATTTGTCCTGCATCACAGCCTCGTATGGCGGATCTTGTATGATGTGGTCGACCTTACCGATGGTAGGAAGAATCTCCAGCATGTTACCCAGATAGAGCGTCACGCCTTCCGCCAAATGCTCGACTCTCCCCATCTCAATCTCCAGTGCGCCCAGCGCGGTTAATGGTTAGTCTCAGGCATAGCTTGATCATTAGACGCGGTTACGGGGATATAGCCGCAGAACCGAGCCTTCGATAACCAACTCAGAGCAGTGTAACAGCGAAAGACTTTACCGATACCAGGTCCTGTCCACATGCTCGTGGTCCTCGGTTACGGGGCCTGCACCCGGGGGACATTGATCCCCGTCTTTCCATCATATATCCCCGTAGCTTCTGCTGATACGGGACGCCCGCGTCCAAAGGCGGTAATTCGCTGCCAGGCACGTTTTACCGATTCGGGATTTTGGCCATGGGCGCCGACAACGCCGATCACTGCCGAAATTCCTTATTCGGAACCGGCGCTTCGGGTGTTGCGTTTCGGAGGGAACCCGATATAAAAAGCGGGTACTTCCGAACTGCACCGTTGGTGTCGGTCAGTTCGATGAGATCAGAGGCGCTAACCTCGTGATTTCAACTCCCTCAAGTTACCCGCTTCACGGCGGAAAGCAAGAGGGTTTCAATTCGGGCAATGGCCCAACGATGCAGACGGCACGAGCGGCGATTGCCTCGTGAAAATCTAGATGCCTTCATCGCCGGTCGGCATCTCGGGTAATGCAAGCGGAAACCTTGGAACAGAACCGCTTCAAAGAGAACTAGGAGAGGCCTCAGCTACGTGCTGGGGCTTCTTTCTTTTTCCTTCCCGAATTTCCTTCTCAAGACCAATAAGCATCAGGTTGACGCGCAGTAGCCCAGGCTTGTCAGATTCAGGACAGTCGTTAAGCACCAAATGAAGGTACTGACGAACGTCCCATACCAGTGTGGCGCACCGCTCTCGCTCGTTTCGGATATCGTAATTTATCTTCATCACTTCCCCACTGGTTAGGCAGCACACTCACGACAGCACCGTGCCATGATGGCCGGCGATGGCGTTACGCTCCAATAAATCATCGAGCGGATCGTACTCAGTGATGATGACGCGAACGCCACCCTTGGCCGATCCCCATTTGATGGTCACTGATTCGGCGAGACTATCGTCCACCACGATGCCGTGCTCGACCAGCGCATCGCTAAGAACCTTCTCCCGGTTCGCTATGTCACTCAGTCGATGGCGAGTGGCGTCGTCTATGGTGATGACGATGTAGTACGGCCCCTTGATTGGCTTCTGGCCACGCATTGCGAGATTCAGGTCATAGCCAAAGGCAGTCACCCAATCACGATAGCGCTGAGTCTTCGCGCGGCCTTTGCCAGCAACATTGCGATAGCAGACGTTCTGGGAGGGCGGAATAAATTTACTCTCGATGATGATCATTCCACCAACTCCCGATTGGTCAGCAGCGACAGGAATAGCTCCGTGTCGTGCTCAAGGGATTCTGGACGCTCGATCAGTGGTCGAAAAAATTGTGATGCGTAGTAGGTCATTCCGTATCGCCCATCGTCCCATAAAAAATTCTCCTGCAATTCTGCAAACGCGAGAGTTACGTCAGGACCATTTGAGAAAACATAATTAGAGGTGTCGATAATCGTCAGAACTTCTCCGATCATAGGAACTCGGCGCATGCGAGGATCGTCCTTGAACGGCCAATCGTCATCAATGCAGACCACCTTCTGCCCAACCCGGAACGAACTCATATCGCCATCTCCTCGATCAGCACCACACGGTAATCCGGCTCGATAGCCCCGATCATCCGCAGGTTGTATTCAGCCTCGACGCAGGTAAGACGTGATTTACCAGAGGCTTCCAGTTCCTGGATATCGGTATAGACCGTCTTGGCCGCGAAGGGCTTTAGAGCGCGGTCATTGGCCACGAGAATCCGAAACCTCATTTGGTCACCTTATCCAAAAATCTCTGACGCACGGTTTTCGAGGCCTTGCGCCACGCGCTCACCAGAGCCGCATATTCCTTTTCGTCCTGCGCCATCGCGACCCTCTCAGCACGCCGTTCCTGAATAAGGTCGCGCGCAGCGGCGGTCATTTGCTCGCTGCCCGGCAGTTGTTTTAGGGTGTCGAGATATCCCGGCGTGTCGAGCTTCGTTCCCGTCACCATTTCCAAAACCTCTGGCAGGATATTCTCGCCCCGAGAAACTTCTTTAATGATGGTGGGTTCGGGACGGCCCGTGGCCATGGCCGCATGGAGGGTAAAGCGGGGATTTAATCTATCCGATGAATTTCCGTGAACATGCGGATAGAGCGCTTTGCGCCGGGCCATATCGCGAGCCCGCTCAGCTGGGGACGGATCGAGCCGATAAATGTTCTCATCGATCTTGGCCAACTCCGCGCTTCCGTCGCTATCTTCCACCACGTCGCAGGCGATTTCAACGAGCCCGAGACTGCGGTGAGCCTCCAGCCTGTGGGCGCCCGCAATGACCTCCCAACCGTCACTGTTCTTGCGCACTCGGATAGGGTGTATCAGACCAATGAGTGCGATGCTTTCAGCTAAGCCCGCGACGATGCCTTGATCGATAGCGCGGGCGTCCGAACGAAGGTGGAGCCGATCAGTTGGGAGGTCTTGCAGCATATCAGGACTCCAGCAAGGGCAGTTCGCCGCCTTGAAGATTGATGGCCCTCACCTCGGCGCCGCGACGGTAGAAGTTCCACGCACGAAATAGCAGTTCGACCTTCTCGCCGACCAAGAGTCGTTGACCTGATGCGATCCGGTTACGTGCGGCGAGAATAGCCGATCCTGAACTCAGGTTCTCGCCATTCATAAGCCCGTAGATAAAGGCGTCAACGTCGCCCTTTTGTGCGGCAACGCTAAAGGCAAACCGGCAAAATACAAGAACCGACCGACCGCCACCAAGATTGCTGTTCTTTGTGGGAACAGCCGAGACGGCGGCGCCCAATGCCGGCGTGGCGCGAATGAGCGAGATAACCTCACCCTTGGTTGGCCGCTGAGCATGGTTGTTCGTGACAAATCCGAGCTTTTGCCACTGCCACGCCATACGTCCAGCCGCTGCCAGCACGTTGGTATCAGTCTTTCCCTCCATGGCGAGGTAATCGCCAGTGGTGCGGGTGCGTCCCTGGTCGAGCGTCGTGCGCGTGTCGCGGGCCACGCCGATAACCAGCATGGTCTCAATCGACTTGTTGGCCAACGCGACAGCTTCACAACGATGCTGCCCGTCATTTAGGGAACCGTCTGAGGAGACGATAATCGCCTCGCCGTTGAACTTCCAGGCGCCGCCAATGATGTCGCGGGCATAGTTCTCGATGTAAGTAGAGCTGAGCGTCCGATTGTGGGTATTGCGTTGCAGCAGGACGCGGGCAAGAGCCGGCGTGAGCGCGATTTTCTGGCTGCTGATAGAACCAGCAGCCTTGGCCATTTCGGCATCAAGCCATTTGGCCGCCTGACGGTCTTCGCTTTCAATCTCAAATGGCGTCGGACCCTTGCTCTTAGTGGCCATAGTCGTTACCTTGTTCATTGCTTATTTACCTCGCCATGGGCCTTCGGGTTCCATGGCATTTTTCTGTTCCGCACCCCGTCCTGCGGCAGCGTCACTTGCGTGATGAGGCGAGTTCTTTCTGGACCGATCTCTCAAGTACAAAAAGGATTTGGGCACTCAATCCTCGCCCATTTTTCTCCGCTATCTGATAAAGATCAGAACGCAGTTTAGCGGGAATTTTAAGCGGAGTTATCGATGGCAATTCTTCCGCTGGGATTGCGTTTCCGCTAGCTGCCATCGATAAGCAAAAAGCAACTAGCTCGTCGGTCGGTTCGAACCATTCTCCTCGAACGCGGCTATTGGCAAACCTAGCATGCAATGCTTCTTCGTCTTCGCGAGTACCCCTCATTGAGGCAAGCAGCGTTAGCTTCTGCCTCTCCTTTGTCTGGATATGAGTCATTCTCCATGACGGCCGACCAGTGGTAAATCCGATCTTAATCAGACCTTCTTCTGCGGCTTGGAGGAAATAAACCGAACTCTCGGTAGTCATGCGAGCGGCCTCTTCTTTTCTACATGAACCTTGAGGACAGATTCGATGTAGCGGGCAAGGTTCCTGCCATCCGCTTTGGCCATTCCCTCAAGCTTCTCCTTGAGTTCGTTACTCATAAACACGGCAACTTTTTTCTCTGCCATCCGAAGGCTCCTAGTTCGCATCATTCAACACTTGTAGGGCAAACTGTTGCGCAATGCAATACCAATGATTGATATTTCACTTGACTAGTGATTAAATGCTGCGCAATGTAGGGGTGACACAGGAGGTGGGTTTGACCATTCACGACCGCAACAAAATCTACTACGTCACCAACGGCAAGCGTCAGAGCAAAGCAACCGTCGCCTCCATGCGATATGCTGAACTCCACACGATGGATTCACGGGAACGGCAGAAATTGGTGAGGATGCCGAAAATTCGATTTCTTGAGCGCCGTTTCGTGTGGGAATGACGCCCCTATCGGCTTCCAAAGGAGAGAGAGAATGGCCGGAAAAATCAATCGACAGGTAAAGAACAAGCGGCCGATACTCGTCAACGGGATGTGGGCTCACCCTACCTTCGATATGCGACCGCCGAGCCCTGAGCTGTTGATCAAAATGGAAAAGCTGGCGAGAAAGCTCAAGCTGCATTCTGCCTAACCCGCTAACCACTCCGACCATATAGGTGGAAGATGAGAAAGAGCGAAGAAGAGGGCGTTGTATTGATCGCAGCGGGAGTAGTTTCTGGCATTGCGATTATAGCCATTAGCGGATTGTCTCCATCCCTTCCTGACTGGTGCCATGCTGTGGCGCTAGCCCTTGGCGGGTTTATGCTGGGGCTTAGTTTTGGAACGGCGGCTATCGTTCGACAGCGCAAGTGGTTCAACGATTACTTTGATCGCGATCTTTGGTCGAAAGAGTGACCGACAACTCAGAACAGGAGAACACTGACATGCCCAGCGGGGCCTTGAATACCCAGCGCCTGCGTGAGGTCGTGAGTACCGCGACCAACGAGCAGGAGAGCCGTGAAGTCACCATCCACACCAAGGCCGAACAGCGGCTCCAAGCTGATACGGACCGAGCTTCGGAACTGGATGGTGAGATTGCCGAGGATGAGGACTATGCCTTACGGTTGCGCAACCAGTTGTTGGAAATACAGCGCCTCCTAGACCAGACCGAAACCAACATCGGCAAGCGCCGAGCTGAACGTACAGCATGCCTTGAAAGCGTGCACTCGCTGCGGCTGAGCGGGATTAACCTGCCATGATCATCATCGGGGTATTTTGGGTGGCATGCGGATTATTCGGATATATCTGGATGCAGCGGCTGATCAGCGTTTGGAGCACTCACACATGGGACGGAGCAATAGCTTACCTGATGGTGATCCCGTCGATCATGATGGGGCCGGGAATGCTGATCCCCATAGCGTTTGAGTTAAAGGACCAGCGGGACGGAAAATACGATTGGTTTACAACCGATCCGTCCGTCTTGGAGAAATTGCATGAGAACCGGATGTGGAAATGAGTGCACCATACGCTGGCCTCGTCATCAACGTTGGTCGATACAACGATCCCAAGCCGTCGCCTCGAACCATCCTCCGCAGAGAAAAGCTTGCCCGGGCGCAATATCGGGCCAAGAGACAGGAACGGGTCGCCTCAATGCAACGTTCTGACACAGGGCCATCGTCTTGAGCCCGTCATTCATATGGGATATGTTCCGTCACATGCGGCCACCCCGTCACCCAGAGAATCGCGAAGCCGAGTTGCTTGCGTCAATTCGCGATGACCTCACCGCAATCCTTCACCACCTTCATCGACAGGAAACTACCATGAGCGCTCTTTCCGACTCCGTCGCCATTATGCAGGCAGACATCACCGCCGTTGGCACCGCCATCACCGATCTTGCTGCCCGCGTTGCCGCTGGCGGTACGACTGATCCGGATGTTGCAGCCGCCGTTGCCGCACTCCAGCAGGCCCATACCGACCTGACCAATGATGCAGCTGCACTCGCGGCTATCGCGCCTGCTCAGGCCCCAGCAGCGTAACCACGGTTGCGGCTCACTGGCAAATATGCGATTTCTTGGGTGGGGTTCCAAGGGATCGGCGGATGTCGGTCGCGAGGTAACGTTGCAACGCCCCAACATAGCCCGTAGGAGGGTCGTCTTCCGGCGCGTCAGTAAATAGCCACCGGAGCTATTCGGAAGCCTAGGTAATCCGTTATGCGAAAACCAAACTAGGCGCTCAAATAAATCGCGGTAAATCGTTGCCGCTCTATTGCTAATCCAACGCACTGGATTACGCTCTATCCGTCCGCAGACATCTCCTCCAGGACAGCATGACGAAGCCTCCCCCGCACTAGCCGCTTGGCGAAACATCGTCAGGCGGCTTTTTATTAGGCCTTAGGCCTGGTTCTTGGCGTAGGCTTCCTGCCCATTTCTATTAGCACATCCCGCAACAGTACGCCTAAGTCCCCCACATCACCTTCTACCTTGCTCAGTGCTTTCTCTACGCGGGCTATCGACATATCGGCGTCCAACCGACGAATGTAGGAATCCTTCATCTGATCAATGACTCCGTTTACCTCTTTGACCCGAGCTTCGAATTTCTCGATCACTTCATCAATACGCTTGTCGAGCGCGCCCTGCCGAATGAACAGAGCGAGGATCACCGCACTGAGAATGCTGTAGAAGATACCGAAGACCCATTCAAAACTCAGGGTCATCAGAGCACGATGACGTAGGCGATCCCGGCTCTAAAGGGCTTGCCGGCATACTTCTCGCCAAAGCGTTCGCCGTCCTCAAGATAGAGTTGCCGCGTCGAAATACGCACCTGTAGCCGAGTTCCGTCCTTGTGCTGGACAGTCATAGGCTGAGCTTCCCGTAACGGCCGCTCCTGAGGCGAATTGATCCAGCTATCAAACCATCCCTTATGCGACTCTCGCATGTTCTCGGGTAGGAACATTTCGACTGGTTCGCCGATTACCTCATCGGGCCATGCGTAGCCGAGAGCGGGAAGCAGGGTGTCACCCTCAACCCAGACGATGGAATGGTCGGAGGCTACCACAACAGCCGTCATGGGTGATCCGGCTACCAAGTTGAGAGAGTCGCTTTCGCCGAACAGGTTTTTGATCAATCGGCTTGCCATTATCAATCCTCATCCCGTTCACCACGCCAGATGCGCATGATCTCGCCAGGGTTCTGGCTGATCTTGTTGATCACGACCACCAGATTCCTGCCGCTGATCCCGAGAACACCGGCTATGGCGTTCCCCCATGTGGCCGACAGGTGCAGGTAGTCGATCAGCGGGTCGGTAAACAACACGGCTATGGACGTCCCGGCAAGAATTGCCAGAAAGGCCGTCATCAACGAGTGGCGCCTGCTATCCAGCATGAAACCCAGAGCCGCCATGAGCGCCGCTACAATAATGGTGCCAGCCTTGAGACCAACCCAAGCGGCTGCGGCGGTAACGGCCTCCATGTTTTCCCCAAACTTTCAGTCGGTGTTAACTGGCGAATCCAGTCATTGAAACAAGCTTCAGGACAATGATCAGGGCGCCGATGGCGAGAATGGCCCATGCAGCCCAGCCACGAATTGGCTCAGGGATCGGGCTCGATTTCACCACCCAATAGATGATGCCGATGATCAGTCCAACAATGATGAGGTAAATGGCGAAGGCGATAAGCGCTGAAACGGTCATTTGGTCACCTGCCGTGCAATGATGGTCGATGCGTCACCAACGACGATGGCCGGAATGAGCACCATCGCGGTCGTATCCCATCCTGGAGGTAACGCAATGAGCACCAGATGCGCTCCAAACAGCGGGTTGATAAGCTGAATGATGCAACCGTAGGCCCAATAGATGCCCCACGGGATGACGATCAGATAACGGCCTATGGCCGTGGCGCTGAAACGGTGTTGAAGGTCGGCAATGGCAATATCTCGCGCCGCCTGTATGCCCTCGATATCCTGCTGAGCTGCAAGTTTCTTGCTATCGCTATCCGCAGCTAGCTTGGCCTTATAGGCGTCGAGCAGCGGGCCAGTGAACTGCCCTACGATCCCGCCTGAAAGCCAGTTGAGAATAGCGCTGAGCATTACTTGGTGACCGCCGATCCGGTATTAGCCACATCGGTCGAATCGCCAACCACCGACGTTCCCTGATACTTGAGATAGGCGCCAGCGGCGTAGAGGATGGCATTTCCAGCGATAAGGGCGATCAGTTCCTGCGTCGGATTGAGCCCCAGCGTACCGACCATGGAAAGCACGATGGTGCCCACATTGGCGACCATGCCAGCGATGAATACCCACATGACTGGTGAGGCGAACCATCGAACGACCTTGACCGGAAACGGCAGCGTCTGAACTACGGGAGCGGTGGCCATCAGGTTCTCCTTGCGAACAATGACAGGATGAGTTTGATCAGAGTGGCCCAGAAGCCCTCAGATTTGACCGCTGGCTGGCTCGGGATAGGTTTTGGTATAGGAGGGCCAGCCGGGAAGCTTTGGGCGCTGGCGGCCATGGCAAGCGATTTTACGCGTATAGTCCCAACACGCGTTGACCAGCCATTGCCGAATGTTGACCAGGTCGGTAGCGATTTGAGGAACGACAGGCGGCTATCGCAAATCGCGCTGATTACTCGTGCCGCATTCGCCTCATCAGCAGCCGCCAATGTGATCGGCCCGACAATTCCGTCTTGCGTGAGGCTGAGAGCCGCTTGGAGGGCCTTGACGGCTCGCGACGGACCGCTATTCACAGCGTAGTCGAAAACGCAATAGTCGATGCCGGCTGGTAGATCATCACCATGGATGACCGACCAGTAATTGCGGTTGTAGATTGCCTCTGCTTCTGCCTTCGTGAGCGACTTCACATCGGCAGCAGTTATCTTCCACGAAGGTGAAATGCCTCGATAGGCAGCCAGCGTTTTCTGCGTAATGCCGAGATTGGTCGGACCACCTGGATCGAGCGGATTGTCGGAATAACCACCCTCTGAGGCGAGCACGGCAGCAATCGAAGATGGCCAGCTTGAGGCGGTCATAGGTTATCTTCCCATCCGGTCATGTAGAACGCGTTGGTGGCATTGTCGGATGCCCAATAGATATTTGCCGATTCCGGCACCATCTCGACACTGGTAACGGCAGCGTTTGACCCACTTATTAGCTGAACTGGCCCGGAATTGTTGGAAACACCGGTTGCCCCGTAGCTGTTATTGGGCGCAACTATGACCACGTGCGTTCCGCTGTTAACGTATACCGTAATCCTGATTTTAGATGCGGTACTAGGAATGAAATTGGCCGTCGCAACAGCCACCCATGTAGGCGTCGTTGGCGAACCGGCGCTGCCAGACCCCATGATTACTGGCGTCGCAGGGTTTGTGCCCGTCACGATAGTAGCAACGCGCGCCTTTTGGATTGAGCGACGATAGCCGCCGCTCGCAGCGTTGTACCACCAGCCAACGCGGAGCATAAATGTATAGCCGCTCGGCATTGTCGGAGCGGTAGCGCTAAGCGAAATCAGACTGGCAACCGTGTTGGTCGTGGGGTTGTAGATGATCCAGACTGAATACCAGGTGGACGTGGCCAAGGCTCCGGTATCGAGCCCATTGGCTCCCGCACCGGAGTTGGTGTTGGTGAGGCTCACCGCTGAGGCGTAATAGGCGTTGCCATTGCTATCGAAGAGCACCGCCCCATCCGCTGTGATCGTGCCCGTCGTATTTCCGGTGACGGTCAAGACGAGATTGCGGAAGCCCCCTGCGATGCCTGCCGCTGCATTCGGAGCGACAGCTTTGCGCACGTAATCGATAATTTGCCAGTTGCCAGAACCGAGATAGACTGCCCGAGCCACATCCCCAGCCGCCGTGATGATATTGGCAGCGCCGGGGAGAATAAGCGATGTGGCATTGTATGTCAGTGTCAATGCGGCAGCGAAGGTCAATTCGTATAGCGGTTGGCCCGTTGCAGCGGTGGACCCGAACGCCGTGATGGTCGTCGTGCCGGTAATATTGATGTTATGCGAGCCGATCGTGCCCAGATCGGTCGTGGATGCGCTCGCTAGATTGGTAAGCGGACCGACCGGAAACACCTGAACCACCGGATTCGGGATCAGCCATGCGCCGCCCCCCGAGTTTGCCGACGTGCTGTAGACGAAAGTTGCCAGACCGCCTGTCGGCAAATCGCCGATCGATAGTGCCACGTCCGTATTGCCTGAAATCTTGCGAATAACCTTGGCCCCAAGCCCCGAGACATTGAGCGTCGGCGTCTGGGTCGCGTTGGCGCTAAGAATCGTGCCGGTATAGACGACATTGGACGCCAGAGCCGCCAGCGCCGTTGTCGGGGTGAGGGTTAGTGCATCCGATGTTCCGCCAACCGTGGGGAAGCTCATTTCGGCGAGGTATTGAGCGACCTGCGCCATATGGGCGCGCTCGAAATCGTTCACATCGGACGGCTTCGTGACGCCTTCGGCCAAAGAAATACCGGCAATATCGGTATTGCTTGCCGCAGTTGTTGACCACTGTCGAGGAGAGTTCTTAGCCATTCACATTTCCGTTCGGCGGAACAATAGCACTGAAGTAGGGTCGATAACTAGGCTGCTGAGCTTGTGCTTGCTCTGCTAATTGTTGAGCAATCAATGGATTACCCTGTACCGGAGGCGTCGATCCCCAGCCGAGCGAGGCCAGCAAATTCGGATCGATCCCCTGCGCCTGCTGTGGTGCCATTGCACCAAGGGCTTTCGATGCCAAAGAAGCCACGCCACCAAGCGGATCATTAGTCGGAACCGCAGGGACAGCAGTAGATGCATCAGGAGCGGCCACTGGAGGTGTTGTGGGCTGACCTTGCAGGATGCCAGACAACTGGCTTAGCAAGCCGCCATTGGCCGATGCGGGGCCGTTCTGGGCGAAGTTGAGGATATGGCCTAGCGCCGTGTTCTTGAGGTGATCGGTCAGCCCTTGCAAAGGCGACGAGGCTGGAGCCTGTACTAGCGCGGCAGAGGCAATCTGCTGATCTGGTGGTAACGGGGCCAAAGGGACAGGAACCGAGCGAGTCGGTGCGCCCGGCAATTGGGCCAGTGTGCTGTTCAGCTTAGGCACATAAGCGTCGTCACTCGCATAGCCACCGGCCTTTAGAGCCTTGAAGGCATCTGTTGGCGTAGCAGCACCCGCAACGCCTGGGTAGTGGTTGGAGACGAGATGCGCCCAATCTGCCATGCTCGCCGCAGCGGAGGGATGGGCCTTGAAACTCTGTTGCGTCGAGTAAAGGCCGTTCGGTCCCTGCTCTCGCGTATTCAGAACCTGACCTTGCCCCTTGATTCCGAAATAATTATTGCCGGAAACTTTTGTCCCATAGCCGGTTTCGAGAGCAGACTGCGCAAGGATCACGCGCGGGTCAATGCCGTATTGGGCACCCACTTGCTGCGCCAGCGGACCCATGCTGTTAACGAAATCTGCAATCTGCGATTGAGTGGCCATTGCTAGGCGCTGCCCTTCGCATTATCTTCCACCCAGAAAATGGAGGGTTTCGCGTGGAAAACTGGATGAAGCAGTGGGAAGCCAAGACCAAAGCTCAAAAGCTTGGTTTCGGCGTGATGGCTCTCGCAATGGCCTGTATTTTCTACTATCTGCGCGTTCATTGACTTGCCGTCATTTGCGAGGTCAAGGCGGCGCGTAGGAGGGCTTCGAGGCCTTGTGGCGCTCCTTGCATTAACTGCGGCAACTGCATTGGTGCGACAGATGGTATATTCGGCGTGGCGACGATTTGGGCCGCACGGTTAGCTGATCCGAGTGCCATCTTCTGAGCCACATCACGCCCAAGCTTACTTGCTGCCATCGACGCGGCGCCGCCCACAAATGGGGCAGCAACAGGCCCCACAAATGGGGCAACAGCAGCGCTGCTAAGTCCTCCTCCGATGAATCCGCCAACGATGTTGTGGCTCCCTCCACCGCCCGGCGAGAAACCCATCTTTCCCAGCATGTTCATAGCGTTCTGGACATTCGAGCCCTTGGCGACCTGAGCGATTGCCGTCTGCTCTTGCGGTGAGAAGCGATTAAAATCATCGCTACGCATTAGGTTAGAGAACTGGTTCTTGAGGCCGCTGGTTACACCGCCCTGATAAGCATCAGCGTTTTTAATGGCATTCTGGATAATCCCAACTTTGTTGGCCCTAGACCACCCAGAAATGCCTTGCATGAGGCTGTTTGCAGCCTGAGAGGGATCGGCCCCCCCAAGAATATCTGACGGCTTCAGTCCGTTGATAAAATCGTCCATCTTGTTAACGACGATCGAGCCCATCGCTCCGTCCCGGCCGGGACTTTGGGCAACTTGGCCAGCGAGTTGACGGGCTAGGTGCAAATCCTTTAGGTCCACCACGGTTCCGGGCGTACTCGCCGCCTGAGCCAAATCGGACAAATGCTGAAGCAGCCCTACAGTCTGGGGATCATTCGCGCTATTAGGCCTGAATTTGCTGAGTGCGCTTTGAACGCTGCTCATGAAGCGGCCATATGCAGGTGCATTAACCGCAATAGGATTGCCGCCCGTTGCGGAGTCGAAAGCCTGCGACGCGGCGTCCTTCAACTGCTGCGCGTTCGGTGCGCCGGCAATGGCCGCATTCGTCACAGCGTTCTGCCGCCCGGCATTGATCGCATCCATGATGGACTGCGACCCTTTGCTCACACCTGCGCCGATAGCCGGAATTGCAGTCGCAATAGCTCCCGGACCAGCAGCATTCCCCATTGCCGTAGCTGGGGACTGCCCTTTCTCCATATTGTTGATGGTGCCAATGCCGAGCGTGGAAAGCCCGCTGGCGAGCATCTGACCGGGCGCGAATGAACCATTGGCCACGCTGGGGAGCAACTTCCCCGTAAACCCCAGCGCATCCGCTGCCACAGGGCTTGCGCCTGCCGTCCCGACTGCTGCTGCAAGATTACCCCCGATGCCGCCAGCCGCCGCCGCTATTGGATTTGCCGCGTCATTAGCCGAACGTGCCGCCTGAGCATTCTTGAGCCAAACAGCGGGGTCTTGACCTGAGAGCCGGCCAACAGTCTGCGCAGCGAGGTTATCGCCCAGCCATTGGATGGGCGCGCCGACGATAGGTAGATCGGTAACGGCATGGTTGGCCGTGGCCAGCGCTGAGCCAAGAAATGACGGGGGACTTGGCGGCTGCTGAGCCACGGCCGCTCCTCCCGCAGCAGGCGGAGAGCCACTTGAAGCCGCTGCAGCAGAAGGGGGAAATTTGGCCTGAATGGCCTGCGTCATGGCGTCCTGAGACGTTCCATCTGGAAACGCCGCAGTTGAGCCATCGGGGAGTTTGACGGTGATCGTCATTCGAGCTTTCCCGTCGCAGGGTTATAGGTGTAGGTAGGCTTGTCGGGCGTGGCCTGCGTCGCGACAGAAGTTCCCGGCGTAGCTCCTTCAACAATGCCGTTGATCTGGCCCGTGATTTGCTTGACCTGATCCTGGGAGCCTTTGACCACAATATCGCCCTGAGCGCGCAACTCGGTAAGCACCTTTTGCAGATCAGGAAGGCTCAAATCACCGTTAGCGATGGACTGCGCTCGATTACGCACAGCATCCGTGACTTGGCCGCCACGCGAAAACACCTGCGTCCATTCGTTGGCTACTTCCTGCAATCCGGCCTTGTAGGCAGAGATATCGCCAGGAGACAGTTGAGCGGCAGCCGCATTTTCGGCCGCATTGATTGACGGATACTGGCTCGTATTGATCTTGCCTTGGAAGGTATTAATCACCTGCGAGAATCCAGCTTCCGCATTGGCGATCGAACGCTGCGTGCTGTCGAGGTACTTCTGTTGAACGGCAAGCGATTCGGTGAGCGACTTAAGCTGCGACTTGTTAGCCGCCAGATTGCCGCTCGGGTCCATCTCGGCCATGCGGTTGGCAATTGCCGCGCTTTGCACGCCCGCACTGCCGGTGCGACCAATGGGCGGAATAGTCCCGCTGGTGAGATAGCTTAGCGCTTTCTGATCGATAGCTGCTTGCGTGAGACCAGCAACGACAGGCTTTGAGGTATAGCCGGGCTGCGTAGGATCGATGGCAGGCGAGCCAGTAGCGCCGGGAGGTGGCGTGTCGCCGTTGTTCGTAGATGCGCCGATCGAGCCCGGGATCGCCTGCAGTTCTCCGGTAATGGAGTTCTTGCGATAAACCTGCGGATCAGCGGGGCTAATACCCCACTTGGCTCGATCTTCAGGTGTTGCTGGCACAAAACTATCGGTCTGCGATACATTCGCTGGCATACGGCCAGACACCACGAACGAGGCCAGCGGCGCGCCAGACAGACCGTATTGAAGCCCTAGCGCCTGACGGGCGGCTGGCGTCATCTGCATAGGATTGGTAGCCGGCGCGGTGAAGATCGGCTGGATTTGGTTCGCGGGCGCTTGTGGCCCAGCAATCGGCGCTGGAGCAGCAGCCTGCGGGCCAGATTGGGGCGTCATCAACGATGCAACTGGATTAGGCGCAGGAATCGGAGGGGGTGGCGACATGCCAAAGCCCTGATAGAAATCAGCGGCAGTCTGAGGCCCGTTAATAGCCTTAGGGGTGTAGTTGCCCGCATCCGCGACGATCGGTGCCTGCGGGGCTGCTGATGGCGCTGCTGTGGGGATAGGAGGCAACGGACCGGGTGGTGCAGTCGGCGACGGTAGGTTAGGGTTCGGGCCCCCTGCCAGCGGTGCATTATACATCGGACTATAGGGGTTTGGCAGCACGGATGCGCCGGGATCAACCGTCTGGCCCGGCTTGGTCATCAGGGAAAGCACATCCGAGCCGGAAACTGCTCCATTACGGACCAACGGAGCGAGCGCCTTCAATTGCGGCACGGGCTGCGTTTCAAGCCAGTCCGCCGTCTGATTACGCCCAGAAGCAGCTAAGGCCAGAGCGGCCTGCTGCTGTTCCATCTGCTGCTTCTGGTACTGAATGCTCTGAAGTGCGGCCTGTTGGTTGATCAGCGATGACTGAAGCGAGTTCTGCGCCATTCGCGCGCCGGGCACCGATTGCACCGCATTGGCCAAGCCGCCAGCGAAGTTCTGACCTGAGGCAAGACCAGCACCGAAATTGCTCATGATCAGCGGGTTTTGATCTACCTGCTGAGCAATCGGGTTGGATTTGCCGAGGATGAGATCGAGGATGCCCATCTAAAGCGCCTGTATTCCTAGTCCGAGCAAAGTTTGCCAGAGGGGGGTAGTTGGGGTGCTCTGTGTGGCAGTTCCGGTGGTGTTGGTGCCCCCCAAGCCTCCAATACCACTCAAAATCGAACTGAGCTGGGCTAGAAGGCTGTTCTGACCATTTGCCGCCCCTTGGGTATTCACGTCCTGAGCGGAGCCTACAGCGGCCTGCGTGGCACTAGGAGCGAGCGATGCCTGATATAGGCCCGGAAGCTGCGAGATGGCGTTATTCTGACGCGCAAGGCTGTCCTGATATTGCTGGTAATCTAAACCACCGAGCGCATTCGTCAGCCCCTGCGCCGCAGCCGTCTGGTTGTTATCCGAACCGAACAGCCCAGAATTATTGAACGCCGCATTAGTGCTCGTCAGGACGTTGTTGGAGAGCGCATTCCGGAGTGCCGCATACCCCGGATCGTTCTGACCCAGATCATTGCCCGCCGCTACGCCAGCTTGGCTTAGAAGCGCTCCCTGCACACCTGACTGATAGGTTGGATTGGTTGAGGCGTTAAGCGCGTTCTGCCACGAATTTTGCGTTGTAGGGCCTGCGCCGGTAAAGGTAGAGCCCTTGGCAAGCGAGCCCTGCACGCCCTGCAAAAGCTGGTTCAGCGTATTGGTAACGTTGGGATTGGCGGGCGTCGAGGAGCTATTCTGGTTGGTCGTCGTGGTATTATTTCCGCCACCCATCAGACGAGTTCCTTCCGCAATTCATGCCAGTCCGGATCGACGCATTCCCAATCTGGGAAGACCTTGGACCAGTCGCGGCCCTTGATCCGTATCTCAGTGCAATTGAGTGCTCGCGCGATGTCCTGAAACCACTGGCTCCAGTTCCTCATATGGCCGATCCACGCGCGCGGTGCGTAGGAGCCGATATGGCCGGCAACATAAACCAGCCAGAGGCATTTCGAATTAACCGAACTTTGGCTAATCTCTACCACGACGATAGCCTTATCACCATCGTGTTCAACATCAAATAGCGCGAAGTCCCCGCTCATCAAATCGCGGTACACATCAGACATTTGCCGTGTTTCATCGACCTCGACTGCTGGCTCAAGCACCGGACTAATGCGCTCCCACTCAGTTGCAATATCAGCGGGGAGCATCAACCGGATCATGACTGGGTATTTGGCAACGTTCGGAGACCGACAACATCGATCTGATTGGCCGTTCCGGCTGTGACGCGCAGGAAATCCCCCTTATTCAGGTTAATGCCGGCCTCGAAAATGTACGTCTGGTTCGCCGTCATCGCCAAGGCGTGTCGAATATAATACGAGGTCGTGCCGTCGTAGATTTCGACCTGCAGGGTTGGCGTTCCCCCCGTAATCTCCGTACAGGCCAGCCACGGGACAAAAACAACCGAATTGGCATTTCCCGCTACTACGGTTGGATTAGTTGTGCTGAGTTTGGCCCGGAAACCTTCCGAAGCCGTCATGCCGGTATAAATCAACGCGCCGCTCATACCGGCCCGGCTTTCTGCAGTACCGGATTGTCCACCCCATTGGCGAAGGTCCAGTCGTCTCCGGCGCTATGCGTCTCCTGAAACGAGATATTGAGGCCCGAGCCCCGCAGCTTGACCTTCCCGGCCCGTGTACGGCCTCTCGGGTCTTTCCACGTGATATTGTCGTCAAGCTTGCGCTGAACGCCGAGCGAGATCATGGAATTGGAATTGTCGGAAATCGGCGTCACCTCGTTTTCAAGGGCGCTGAATGGATTGTTGGTCGCGTAACTTTGAAGCGTGGCTGCCATCGCGCCACCCGAGAAGGTCGCGAACTTGAAATTGGCATCCAGCCCGGCCAACAGGGGCGCCCCTCCCTGCCAGAAGCGATCATCGAGCAGCGTCGTGATCGAATCCAGCACTCCGAACGGGTCCATGTTGTCCAGCACATAGCCAGGGGTCGCAATCCGGGCCAAGGCAGACGTGTTGACGGTCATGGTGAACCACTCGTCCAACTGCCAATGATAGCCGATGGCGCGGTCGAAAACGACAGTGGAGGTGCTGCCGAGCGACGGGAAGCGCCAGATCACCACTTTCCGCTTTGGATCAATCGCAGCCTGCACCAATGGCAAGTTGTTGGAGTTGATATTGTTGAGGAACCAGCGATTGACCTTCTCAGCACCAATCGGCACGTTGCCGTTGGATAGGTCGAATTTCCAGAATCCATCCTGATCGAGGAAAAACACCATCCCATCGAAGGCCGCAACCGAGCGCTCGCCAATTGAGCCGCGCCCATCCGCCGCTTTGGTAATCGAATAGAGCGCTGGGCTTACCGCATTGCCGAACTGGATAAGGCGCATGGCTGACGTCTGGAACACCAGCCCATTGCCATTCTTGAGGTCTACGCCGCACTGGAGCGATCCCCCATCCTCGAATATCTTGGAGTTGGCGCCCAGCGTCGTATAGGTCGTATGATCGCCAATGCCAGAAGACACCATCTTCAGCGGATTACCGTCGCAATCGAGCCAGAACACCACATTGTTGCAGGAGAAGCCGTAGCGGGCGAGAGGGGCCCCACTCACTGCGTTATTACCGGCCGGCGTCTCGACGTTGTATGCCTTCACGCCATCGGTTTTATCGGTATTGAGCAAGAAGGAGCCAAAATGCAGGAAGCTCACATCGTCGCCAGATGTGACCGTGCGTCCAGTTTCAATCGATGACCATGTGTAATCCGCTTGGAGCTGCTCAATGGTCGTGGCCGTGGCAGCAAACACCTCATTAGTGCCGCTCTGCGTCGTCAGCGAAATTGTTCCACGTGGAGCACCACCTGATAGCGCAGTCGCGCCGCCCGTCGTTACGAGCTGAGGGGAAGGGCCGTAGCCAATGCCCTTCTGAAACCCGTAGGCGGTTTGATAACCGAAGGCCTGAGGGATGGCGTTATCGGCTACGACTGCAAAGCCACTGTTGGGGCCTTGAACGTCCGGGCGCCACGGACCGAACGCGATCATGTGCCACTACTCATATATTTTTTAACAACATTAATCAGCCGATCGTCAAACATGACATAATTGCGCGTTCCGCCCTCACTAGGGCGCGAACCTGCGTCTAAGTATTGAATGCCGGGGACGCCTGCCGCCCTAAGGGTCGTTGCGGCGTTAGCTTTACCGAGTTTCTGCTCAAGGAGTTCATAGGCCTGCGCGCCTGTTAACGCTTGCTGTGGCACTCCTTGATCAGTCCAATCTATATTCGGAAACATTTTTTGCGCTGCCGATGCCGAGGCAACTCTCTCTGCATTTGTGGTTTGCAAATGCAGCGCTATCAGGTCTTGAAGGGCCTTCGGCTGTTGGCTGATTGGCTTGTCCCAATCAAGTAGCTGCGACGGCTCTGCGTTGAGATCAACGGTATATACAGAACCGGTTGCTGGCTGAGAGAGTTTGTCACGATACATTTGTGCCACATTCTCATTCCCAGCAAAATAAAGACCGTGCCCGTAAGACTGCGCGCCTTCTCCCGTGCCGATTTTCGACATATCGAACTGATCAAAACTATGGGGTGACCCATGATAGGCACGAATGCCCATATTAAGTGCATTAGCGTCTGCCGGCATCGCGCCGGCACCTAGAGTCGTCATGTTAGCTAGCGTCGAAGCGTCCTGAGCCATGCGGGGGTCGAACTGCGTGGTGCTTCCGTCAGGATTAATGCCGACTTGATTATAATTGCCCATCATTGCATTGCCGGGGGCCATCAGCGCCGAACTGATCCCGCTCCCCAGTGCCATGAGTGAATCCATCCATTTTGGGGAAGGCATCATGGCTGCTGCCAGAGTTGACTCAGGCAGGGCCTGATAGCCCCGAGCCATCGGGTTGTTGCCAAGTGCTCCGGGAGTATAAGCAGAAATGGCATCGAATAGCCCCATCTTACGGAGTCACCGTGTCGATTACCACCTCGGACGTATTGTAATAGTCGAGGGCAAAATAGTCAGTGATCTGCTGGAGGATGGCCGTTGCCTTGGCATCAAAGCTCGCAGCGTTGGCGAAATCGTTGTTGAACAAGTGGCCCTGAGCCGTGACACTCATCACGTAAAGAGTGGGATGATTGTCCATGATCCAGTTGGTCTGATTCGAGGCAGACAAGCCGACAAACTTTGCCCAATAATCCAGCGTGATTGTCGCGACTTGACCCGGCACGAGGTAGAAATTGTTGCCGACGATCTGCCAGTAATTTGGCGTATCGGTCGTGGAAGCCGGATAAAGGCCCGCGTTCGCCGTAGGCCCTAACGGCGGCAGATAAGTGTTGGCGCCGTTGATGATGCCCGAGACGCTACGAGGCCGGTAATAATCGGCAGGGAGGGCCACAAGACCAGTGCTGTCAGTGGTAAGAGTCGCCGTCGCTTCCATCTGCCGATTGAGCAGCATGGGCGTCCATGTGTCCTCAGCGAGGCCGATGAAGGTATCGATCTGACCCGTAAACACGGTATCATCGACGCGGTCGAACAGCGCCGTGATGTAAGCTACCAGCGAGTCATGATCGACAACTTGGGACACTTACGTTTCTCGCTTCGGAACCAGCTTGATGACAGGTGCCCTTTTAGCCTTAGCGGGCCCGAAATCCTTGGCCGTTCCGTCGGCCCCCCGTTCGATATACATCTCGTAAAATACACACAGAGACCAAAGAGCAGGCATATAAGGTTCGTCTTCGCTCATCAGTGTTTGAGCAGCCAGCTCACAAGCCTTGATGCGCGTGCGCTTGCTCATAGCTTCCCCTTCCGGACGCGGAACGGCGCGTTTTCCTCACGGTCCAGCCACCACTTCTTGTAGTCCTGATCGGCAGCACGAGGGGCCAGATCGCGTGCCCAGATATTCATCGGTATGGAGGCAACCTTGACCATCGGTAGGTTGCCATTGGCATCTGAACCCATCCCTTCGGACCAGCGGCGCCCTTCGTTGTCGTTGCGCTCCTGCTGGAGGGATTCTAGATATTCCTTCGAACCAACAGGCGCGGTCTGGTAGGCGTAGACAGGTGTTCCATCCGGCTTCATGCCGAACACGGCGCGCGAGCGGATATAGTCTTCCGTGCGCTCTATAACCTCCCATTGGAGGCCCTGAACCTGATCTTCGGTCAGCCTAATGGATTGCAATTTCATCGGCCCGTTCGGCAATGCCGAGGCTGATCATGCGCTTGGCCTCATCGACGGGCACGCCGCCCATCTGGCCAGCGCGAAGCTGCAACTCGATGCCTTCATCCTGATCCTCGTTGAGATCAGGTGGCTCATGGTAGGTGCGTTCCTTGGTGATCTCGTCTTCGGTGATGATGCGATAGTCGCCCATAGGCCGATAATTGCGTAGCACCTTGACCGGGAAGAACTCCGCAGAAGCAGTTTCGTTTTTTTCGTCGCTCACGGCTTTCCTCATCTGGCTTCGATCGTATTGACCGCGTGGCATTGTCGATCTCCAAGTGAAGGCGGGAGCCCGAAGACCCCCGCCGCTAAGCTTAAGCCGGGACGATTGCCGTACCGACCGCACCAAGGTTGGTGTAGTAGCTCAAAATCCAGCCAGTCGTGAGGCTTTTGACCAGCAGGAACGTGGCATTCGCCGGGATAACGGCAACAGCCGCACCCGAGGTGTCCACGTTGTTGATGGTCTGGGTTGAGCCGGCGAGCGTCTGCAGTTTGAAGCCGTTGGCGCCGACATTGCCCCAGATGCGTTTACCGAGAGGGGCCGTATTGCTCAGCACCATGAATTTGGTGGAAGCGGACGAGGTGACGGTGATGAAATCGACCTCACCCGGAATCCAGCCGCCACCAGGGCCCGTATCGGTAGTTGCCGCAGCCGTCTGAGCAGTGAGCGCAAGGGCTACATGTTCTGGAAGTGCCATTTGATGGTCCCCTTACGTTGAGCTGGTGAGCCCAAACAAATCGGCGGCGATGCCGTGCGCAGCTTCCGTATCGACCAAGAGGGTCCATTCGGTCACGAGCACACGCTTTTCAGCATCGCCGGTCTTTGCCGGGGTAACCATGAAGATGTCGTCAAACATGCCGAGCGACACCTTGTTGGCGTCGATCAGGAAGGCATTACGGGCAATCGCTGCGCCTGCACGTGCCATCTGCCTGTTGGGAACGACCGTAATCAGGCCGAAGTCGCTGAGATATTCATCAGCCGCCGCGACGATCTTGGTCTGCCCCTGCTGCGGAGTGGTGAAGCGCTGGTTGGCAACGTTGGCGTCCGACATGAAGGTCGAAAACACCGTCTTCACGTAAGGCGCCACCATCAGCACGTCCGGATTGCCACCTGAGTTGTAGGTAGCAAGGATCGTCGCGTCGAGGATGACCTTCGTGAAGGCGCGCTGCGTACCGGTGGTACGGGCCACGACAAGCCCCGAACCGGAACTGAAGCCACCGGCAGAGCCGCCCGACCCAACTGACTGGTTGGAGGCCAGCCATGCCGGGAAGCCGCCCAGAAGACGGTTGGTGGCATTGTCGTTGGAGCCAGCCGCACTACCCTGGTTGGACAGTGCAATCGACTCCATGTCGATGCGAAGCTCCACGCCCTTCTTGGCGATTTCGCGCGCCACTTCCGATTTACGCCCAGCCTTGGACGTACGGTCCAGAGTACGGGTGATGATGATGCGCTTGTCGGAAATCTGCGTGTAGTTACCCACGCGGGTCGTGGGGTTGACCACCTGGTAGGTCCAGTCCGAACCTTCCTGGCGGTTGTTGTTGGTATCAGGCGTGGCGAGAGTGTCCGTCTGCCATTCCGGATGCACAGAGGCTACCGCTCGCTTCCCGATAAGGGAGATGAACGGCGTTTCCTCTGGGGTGATCATCCAGATTTTGTCAGCGAGTTCCTCGCGCAGGCCTTTCGCGTCGTACGTCTCGTACGAGTTGACAATTTCGTTGGCCATAGCGTTTCCTAGCTAATGAGGGCTTCGATGGCGGCAATCCCATCCCTGAGACTGCCGGTTTGCTTAAGCCTCTCTGAGGAAACCTGACGAATACGCTGCGCATTGGCATTGGGACCTGACCGCTGGGTCGTGCCGCGTACCAGTTTGGGCTTTGCAGCCAGTTCCTTCTGCACGATGGGAGCCTGAGATTTGGCACGGCGGAATCGTAGTGCATCCGCTAGCGCCAAGATCATCCGGTGATCCTGTTTCGCCGCATTGGCGATCTCGTCTTCGGTCAGCCCGTAATATTCAGCGCCACCCTGCGCCAAGGCGTCGAAGAAGGGCTTGGCCTTCTTGTTGTCCTTGAGCATAGGAACCTTCTCGAACAGAGTTTGCACTTCCTTTTGTGCACGCTGCTGAGCCTGCTGCTGGGTTTCCCCAGCCTTGCGCTGCTCTTCCTGGGCCTGCCCATTCTTGAACGCCCGCCACGATTCGACCATCTGATCGTAACCCTGCTTGTCAGCCTGATACTTCAGGTGCGCCATTGGGTCTTGATCGTAGCCGACCGTGGGAAAGTCGGGTTTCTTGGGAATGTGCTGTTCCGCAAACCAGATCAGGAACTCGCGTTCTTCGCTGAGCTTCTGAGAGACTTGGGCTACTTCCGCCTTTTCCTTGGTGATTACCTCGCGCTCGCGGGCAACCTCTTCGGTTTTCTTGGAGTAGTCGCGCTGAAACAGATTGTTTCGCCGAAGGTCCGCAACAGTGATCACCGTACCATCTTCGAGCTTCACTTTGGCCGTATCCGGCGCAAATTGTCCGCCCTTGAGGCTTTCCGGTGAGCCGTCCTTAGCTCCGTCGCCATCGTCTACAACGTCTTCCGCTTCACTCTCCGCAAGCGGATCAGTTTCAGCGGCAGTCTTGTCCTCATCACCAGCTTCGGGGTCTTCGCCAAGAAGGTCGTCGCCTAGGATGCTTTCAATATCGTTAGCGCCGTCCTTTGCAGAAACGGCGGCGTCGTTCACGGGGCCCTTCTCAGGCAGTTCGGTCACGACAGGTTCGTCAGTGGCTTTAGTGGCCATTAGTCGTCAGTCTCCGGGGTCGCATTCGCGGTCGGGTCTTGTGCGTGAGGATCAGCGGCAATGATGCCCTGAAGCTCCAGTACAATTTCGTAGGTTACCTTCGCCTTGGCCTGAAGCTTTTGCACCGCAGCCACATTCGTCGCATCTACATCTTCAAGCGCCGATAGCGTCGATATCCGAATCTTCTCCAAAGCCTCGACAAACAGCGGCTCCGATATGAGCCTCCGCGCCTCTGCTGCTCGATGCCTTAGCGCGCGTTCGTCTAGTTCTTCCATAGCCAATCATTAGCCCGATTTTGGTTAATCTTCAAGCGGCGAGCAAAAGCATCTCGATATCGTCCTCATCCATTGCGTCCATGATGCGCTTGAGATTGGCGGCGCTCTGCGCTTTGAGCGCTTCAGCAAGCGGATTTGTGGCTCTAGACTGAACTGAGATGGGGATTTGCGTCTGAATCGATGGGGTCGGTATGGGCGACGGCATTGCAGCCAGCCGGGCCAGAAGCGCTGATTGATCCTGCTCGGGGAATACGAAGGGTTGAGGGACAAAGGGCTCTGGCGCGGCAGGTTCTGGGGCTTTAGCCCATACCCAGCCCTTTTCTGGCGTCTTGACCCATTCGCGACGAGGAGCGGTGGCAATTCGGTGCTCATTGCGACGTTTGCGACGCGTATGTCCTTCGGGAGCCCCGTCCCCACGAGCCGGGACAACGCCGGAAGCGATCTGGAAAGCGTTGTTTTGGAACGCGTTCTTTTGAAACGCCGTCGCGAAGGCCATCGATTAGCTCCAGTTGCCCACTTGCGTGACGGTATTGGAGCCGATCGGCCAGCAGCGGAAGAACGAGCCAATCTTAACGGTCGGTGCGCCACCTGGTGCCGTGCTATACTGAAATTGCGGAATGACAGTACCGGCAGCGTTAATCCGCATAGTCCCACGGATAGTGATCATGAGATTTTCTGTTGCAGACGTGTTAGCTGCGGTAACAACCGCGCCACTGGTCCCACCGACTATTGCTGAAACCGCACCCAGCACGTTGCCGGTCGGATTGGCTGTCGTGGCGATGAAATGGAGGTCCGTATAAGTCGCCGTTCCGCCGAATAGGACAGTTGTCGTGTGCGAGGTCGTGCCGGCAGATCGCTGAATCCAGTATTGCGCCTCAAACTCGTAAGTGGTCGCGCCCTGAACAGTAAGCGTTCCCTGTCCAGTCGGGAAGACGTTCTGCGCCGTGCTAACGTTCGTCGGTGCTGTGTTGTCAGCCGAGAGGATAGTCACTTGCTCAGCGTCGACAATTGCTGGTTGCGCGCCCGCTACCCTAACAATTCCAGTCCCTTTCGGGGTCAGGTTGATGTCGATATTGGTGTCTGAGCCGATTGCTGCCAATACCGGGCCGGCCGTGGCGATAGCTCCTGTGGCCTGGAGATTATTGACCGCAGATGCCGTATCGCTGATAGTGAATTGGACAGGTCCGCTTACCCCCTCCGTGCGGTAGGCGTGGCGGGCAGTTCCCTTTGTGGTGAAGATCAAGCCGACGTTGGTATCCGAGCCCTGCGCGGAAATGACAGGGCCGACGCCGGTCTCGCGAGATTGCACGCCAAGATAATTGACGGGGGTCGCCACCGTCGTCATCTGGATGGCAGGAACACTCTTCATCACCAAATCGATTGATGATGCGGAGCTGTTATATCCTAGCCATTCGGTGCCTACTGTCTGAGACCAGCTTACGGTTCCCGATTGTGTGGAGTTTAGATACTGCTTCTGATCCGCAGATAGCGTGATCGCCGCTTTGTTGGTATCAAGCGTCGCCGCACCAACGTCGAGACCGCGCTTCCACGATCCAGAGAGCGAGTATGCGACGTCTGCCGCTTGAGACCCACTGCTTTGGGCCCGAACGCCCATCCACACTTCACCGAGCGTAGATGTCGCAACGCTGCGGTTGAAATTGAAAACGGCCCCGATGGCAGCGGCTTGGAAGCCTTGGTCCTCGGCGTCCAATTCTATCATGTTGAGATATGAGCCGGTCGCTCCGGCGAACATTGACCCGTTCAACGCGCCAATAGCAGGATTAGCCAAGAACGATGTGGCCCCAGCCAGCGTACTCGTTACGATTCCGCCAGTATGGTAGGCGAAGAAGTCACCTTGGCCACCATGAGAAAAACTCATGTGCAGCATCGAAGCGCCCGTGCGACCGTCGCCGGTGCTGGTGGACTGATTGTGACCAGAAGTGTTGAACATGTAGCCGTAAAGAGCGGCGCATTCAGGGTCCTGCTCATAACCTGTCGCAGGAGCACCCAGCGACGACGATCCGGTAAGGCTTTTGCCGAAGGTGTAGTTTAGATTCGTCAGATCGCCGTTAAACGCGGTCAGAATGGACGATGGAGTGCCAAGCGAAGTGGGCGCGGCCGTCTGGTTGATATAGTTGGGCGCCATATTGTTACTGGCAGCAGTTTGCAGTTGGCCCGGGCCAGCCAGACTTTTTGGCATGACGGAAAAGCCGATATTGGTCGGGTAAATCCCTACGGGGACCTGAATAGGTCCATAAGTCGGAATTAGTGCGGCTGCGCCACCAACGGCTGTACCGTTTACGGTGGTCGAGTTAGAAGGAAGCGCCCCTGCCCACTGGAGGCTTTGAGCCCCATTGAACTGTCTCACCCAGGCGCCAGAAGCGCCAGTTGTGTCGCTAGCGGGAGGGATGTATATCGCCTGCTGCGTGTCGAGTGTGACCTGTGTTGATAGGTTGGCACTATTCCATTGGAACTCGCCTTGCCGCCCCACTTCTTCTAGCCACGCCACAGCGGATGTTGCGCCGACCAACGCCTGCAACGCCGCCCTATTGGTGCAGTAGGTTGGAACAATTAAGGCTGCTCGCGCGGCTGGGGCTGTCGTAGCACCCGTCCCGCCCTGCCCAATGGAAGCGGTCCCAGAAATGTCGCTAAATGACGCCTGCGCGCCGGCTGTCACCTGCCCCTTGGCATTGTAGGTGATCTTGGTCTGTGTCGAGCCCGTGACGATATTGGGAAGGGTAGCCGCCTGAGAGCCATTGCCCGGTCCCGCCGTCACGTCGCCCGTGAGCTGGGTAATGCCAGTGTCGGTTATGGAATAGTTCGGAATATTGAGCGTCGTGCCATCAAAGGTCGACGCGCCAGACGATCCTGTCGTTGTGAGTGCGATCGTGCCCTGCACTCCAGTTAAGACGTGCGTGGCATTCCAATCGGAAGGCTCAATTAGCGTTGCGTCCCCGGCATCAGGGATCAGCGAAACCTTCTGGTGCGTTACGGTGGGCGCCAATTATTGCACCGTCTCGCCGGGAGGAACTGTCTCAACGCCGGTAGCACGGCCATTCTGGTCACGCACGATGCGCTTGGGCGCCGTCAGCGCCGCGTGCATGTCCTTGATCATTCCAGCAATATCAGCGCCATTGCCGTTCGATTGCGGGACAACCTTGGCCGTGGTGTTGGAATCGAGGCCTTGGTTCTGCTGCTGAGCGTTCTGCAATTCCATGTTATGCCCATGCTCTTGAATGCCGATGAGGCTTTCGAGGTAGGCAGAGACGATTTGGCTGTCCACGTCGCCCTTGGCGCCGATTCTGGCCACTTCGATCTGTGTCAGGCTCGTGAGCGCCTGTTTCTTGAGGTCGGTATCGTTCTTCGAGGCCTGCAAGAGTTGATCGTACTGAAGCTTTAGCGCCGCGTACTGATCGTGATCTTGCGTCTGCTGCTGGATCATCTGCAGTTTGAGTTGACCGATCTGGGCTTCGAGCTGCGCCTTGACGGTTTCCGCCTGCCCCTTGATCTGCGCGATCTGCGTAGCGGCTCCCTGAGCTTGCTGCTCGCCCTGGAGCTTCAGTTGAGCCAACTGCATGTCGGCGGCTATGCGCGGATCAGGCGCGGGTGGCTGGCTGACCTTCTGCTTAAGCTGCTGCACCTCCTGATCGGTGATTTCGGGGTAATAATCCTCAGGATTCTTGAGGCCGGCGCTTTCCGCGATCTTGACCGCCGTATTTCTGATCTTCGGGATGAACTCGATGGCCTTGGCCGGATCGACAGCGCCTAATTCCTGCGCCATCTGACGTTGCCCAATCAGCATGTTGTTGAGCATAGCCATATCGCGGTCGCGCGAGCCAGTCCCAAGCCCAACGTTGATATTCACCGCCATGTTCTCATCCCAATTCCCGGGCTCGACCGACTGGAATTTGGGCGCGGGGCGATTTTGACCGGGATTGTTCGGATCAGGCTGGGGCTGGACGTTATCGGCCGGAATCTGCGCAATTTCGTGGTACTTGATCGCCAGTTTAAGCCGCTTGCGGAAGAACTTGGCCCACCCGTATTCCGCCATGTCGCGGGCCACGAGTTCGATCTGGCTGTAGGAGGCATCGCGCATGTTCTGCGAGGCCGTAGCCGTCTGGTTTTGCAGCGCATCGGGATCGAGCGCCATCATAGTCTTGGAAACGCCCGTGCGCTTGGTAATCAGCGCATCCATAACCTCCATGGCGGCGAAGGATTTATCCGCCGTATAGGGGATTTTTGACTCGATGATCGGGGCGTTCCCGTTGGTGCCCTGCTTTTTCCAGATAATGCCGCCGAAACGTGGATTGGTCAGGATATCGGGATTGAGTACGCTTCCAAGCTCAACCTCGCGCTGAGGCAGGACACTGGCATAAGTGCTATCCAGAGCTGCCCGGAGCAGAGCCGTCTTGACGCGCTGGATATCTATGGTGCGGTCGCTTACTGACTCGGCGTCCCAACGGTGTGGAATCGGGTAACAGGGGATGTCTGTGTAGGGGATGTCATCTTCCCAGATTTCCCACTCAAGGACTCGTCCTCCACCGACATCACCCGCGTACCAGACCTGCAGGAGTTCGGCGATACCGTCCCCATCAACGTCAGCTCTAAGGTAGCACTCGTAGAGGTCGATTCTATCGCCGGATCGGACGGGAGAAGCGTAAGTCTGAACGAGGTCGTAGGTCCGCGCTAGCTGGACTTGATTGCGTTGGTCATTGGCTCCGGTATTTAGGTTCTCGACTAACTCTTTGTCGAAGCCCATCTCTACGAGATCGGAGCGCGTCTTGTCGTTATGCAGGTAGCCGACGAAGCGCGCATCCTCGATTGTGGTCGCCCAGGTATTGAGGAACAGGTTTTCCGGCTTGCACGTCCGATCGCAAAGTTTGCCTTTGGAGATGACGCGCTTGATCTTCACATCGTAGGTTGGCAGGCTGACGGAGCCGAGCGCATCGTCACCAGTATCAACGTCCTTGGTTTCGCCCGTGGCTTCCTGCGTCAGAATGCTGACGTTCTCATCTTCCAGTAGGCTGGCGAGGTCGATGGGCGTTTGAGCCCTGAGCGTCTGCGTCTTGCTCTGCTCATCATCCCAATAGGAGCAAGCGACGCCATTGCCCATCGCCAACGAGTCGTAGGTGGCGTTCCTCAAAATTCGGTAGCCGTCGTTCTCCACGAAAAAGGAATAATTCATATAGGACGTGGCCTGCTCAGCCCATTCTGGCGGCTCGTCCTTCACCTGCTCGTAGCTCACCATCTTGTTGGTGGCCGTGAACACGCGCACGATGCCAGGCAGCATCCAACTCATCGTGTCGTTAATATCGCGGCTGGTCTGGCTTGAGCCGTTCGGACGCGGCGGAATATCGGGCATGATGCCGCGCAGGTATTCCAGCGTCAGTGAGCGCTTCTGGCTCAACTGCGATTGGTCGTAGCCCTGGGAATTGCGGATTTCAGTGGCAACTATCGCCGCTAGATCGCTGTTCTCGATCTGCTTGTCGTTGTCGCCAGCCATAAAATGCGCCCCGATGAGGAATAGCGCACATTAACCGCGTTTTGGCTAATTCGCAACGCTACTTGACCCAATCGCTTTCCATCTGCGGCATGCCTTCAAAAGCCCGCGAGCTATGAAACCGTGCACCTTCGATATATTCCCCGTTCGGGCCGGTTAGATCAATGGTGATGAAGACGATGCTTTTGTCGGGCCGCTCGGTTTCGGCGACATGGGCGACGTAATGGGGATAGGCTGCCTTCGCGATAGGCGCCGGTACTTCGGATGGGTCAATGCGCTGACCGTCAGTCCACATCGAGCTTGCTGACAATCCAGGAGGTGACGATCCACGCGATGAGGATCAGGAGGATTACGCCCGCAATGCCTATCGAGATATCGATAATCAGCGCCGCCATGCGCGCCTCCGCATCTGAATCTCACACGCTAGCCATAGCGCTATGTCGAAGGCGAGGATAGCGGCTGGGATGTACCAGTGGTCAGGAAGGCTCATGAGGCTCTACCTCAGCGTAGATACCATTCCACGTCATTTTGATCACATCCTCTTCCGAGATCAGCTTGCGCTCTAACAGGACCTCAACGAGATTGAGCCACAGAAATCCAGCCTTCTCGGACGTGTCGACATAAACGAGATCCTGCAGATCAATCTCATGTCCATCTCGCTTCGAGACGATCATTTCCCCTCCTTTAGCGCAGCACGGCGCGCCGCAGCACGTTCAACATAGTCCTGCACGTATTGGGGCTCCGCACCGCAATCTTGTGCGAGCATGTCTCGCAACGAAGCCATCAGGTGCTGCGCTTCCATGCGAAACTTGCCTGAGTGCGGTAGCTGGCATAACGCGACATAGGCATCAAAGATCAATCCCCCTTCTGGGCTAACCGGATATTGGCCATGCGCGTACATTTGGGTGCTCACGCCTCACCCCACGGCTTGATACCAGCGGTAATTGCGGCCATTGCCAAGCGATAGAGCCGGTCTTTAGCGGACCCATCACGGCGCAGACGCGAGATGTGCTCCGGCGTCAGTTCCATGCGGCGAGCAAGCTCAAAACCGCGAATTGGCCGCCCTTCAACCTCGATTGAGGACTGCCAAGCTCTAAATTCCTTGCCGGTCATTGCGCTTTCCCTAATAGGCTGCGCAATTATCTATATAGAACCCGGACAAATGTCAAGGAAACTAGCGCTATGCCGCCCATCCAGTTTCAATCTGGGGCATGTCGAGCTTGACGGAATCGCTGGTGCCCATAATGCCGATACCGAACGCATCGGCGCCGTGGCTGGACCAGTCATGCATCGGAACAGCACGCAATACCTTGTTTTTGTCATCGAATCCAGCCCGATACATCCTGAGGCAATCGATGCCATGAGCGCAATTGTCCTTGTCGAACCAGAAGCGATTGAAGCCCATGCGGACGGCGTTAATGCGATCATCAACCTTATGCAGCGGGACGATTTCGCACTTCAACTGCCGCCCTTCCAGGTACTCGATACGGCTCTTGCCGGTCTGCAGCTCTCGCGCCTCGGCATCGTGTGGCAGTTTGTGGTGGTGCACCTTGTACGGCAGCGCTTTCACATAATCTACGTAATGATCCAACCCGAAGCCATTGTTTTCATAGTAGTTTATGAAATGCCATTCACGGCCGATGATCTGATAGAACCAGAGCGCCATCGCATCGCCAATCCCTAGGTCCCAGGCGCAATAGACATCTGCGGCCTTGTCGTATGGAACCTTGGTAATCCGCTTATCGGCCTCAGCTTCAGCCACTTCCTTGCCGTAATAGGCGCCGATCACAGCGGCGTCGAACGAGCACTCGAACTCCTGGGCGTACTGTTCGGGCGTCAGTATCTTGCGGGCGTCCAGCAGTTCCTCGTCATCAACGAGTTTGGTTTCGGAGGCCCTGAGCCGCTCATGATACCAACCGCTATCTGCTTCTGCGCGCAGCACTATTTCGTAGAATGAGTTGCGCCCCTTGGGGGTTCCAATGAATGTTGCCCAGCCCTTACGATCGGCCAGCGAAGGCCGGATCACCTCGGGCCATGCCCGTGGGTCAATGTCACCGGCTTCGTCAATCACTGCTCCGTCGAGATATATCCCTCGGATTCGATCATAGTTCTCAGCACCATAGAGCCGTATCCTCGCCTTGTTGTGCGGGAAGACAACGCTTAGTTCGCTCTCCGATTTATCAATGCCCGGAATGGCGGCCGTGTACTCCTTGAGGTACGACCACGCTACGTCCTTGGCTTGGCTAAATGTCGGTGCAATATAGGCAAATCGCGGTTCACGGCCCTGATGCTCAATGGCGTGGCGGATTAAATCCATGATGCAGGCCACGGTCTTGCCTGCTCTACGATGAGCGACCACAGCAGCCCAGCGCTGCTCACGATTCAGGTAGGGGAGAAATTGGTCACGCGCAATGAAGTGAAGGTTTAGCTTCACGGCTTCTGACCGCCGATCGTGATGTTCATTTCAAGCGGCATTTCCTCATCCCCAGCCATGATCATGCGCTCGCCGTATTTCTTGGGCCTGAGCTTGCCAGCTATCCATTTACGGGTATCAATACGTAGCCTAGCGCGTTGAATTGCCTCGCCATTCACTTCCCAGCCCTCATCTGCGCCTTCGAAGTGCTTGCGCTTGACGTAATCCTCTTTGGATTCGTCGGCGATATCGAGAGTTTCATCAAAGAGGGCGTCGGCTTGAGCTTCGCGCGCGCGGGCGTACATTTCCGAGAATGTCGAGTGATCTAATAGCCATTTGAACACAGTGCTCATGGCTGGCATATCAGGATCTTTGGTGATGATAGCCTTAAGAGATCGACCTAGAGCGAGCTGTTCGCAAATATAGGCGCCTTTGTCCGGCTCATAGGTACTGACGCCGCTCATCGGCCAACTTTCTTGAGCGCACGCCTCCATGTACGGCGAATCTCCGCGTTCTCAGACGCCGTTACCCAACGCATGACAAAAGCGTTGAAGATTAGCGGCTCACGGATGCCTAGGGTGCGAGCTATGCCGGCCATCTGCTGATTGTTGGCCATTATTTGTAGCCGATATTGCGCTTAGCCTTGGCGAACGAGCTGGTCTTGCGCTTGCCCAGGATCGCATTGGCTTTTGCATCAATTTTTGCTTTAGATGAGGGGCTGAGATTGCCAGCCTTGACCTGTTGCGTTGCCCGAGCTTTAGCGTTCGCGGCGTGAGCCGGATTATTCATAGGATACTTCCGCTGAGACGGAAGGCCGAAGCTCGATTTGGGCAGCGCATTGCGCATCTTGGTGGAAAGGTCAGCCATCACATCCTCGCTACTGGTAGAAACCGTAAGCTACCGCAGCGGCGTTGGTATTTCCAGTACCGCCAGCCGGGAGGGTGACCACAATCGGGGTATTGACGGCGCTAGCCGGGATCGGGGGCGTGAACGAAACTACCAACGGGGTAGCCCCCACAAGCGCTCCGGCCGGGAAACTGAAGACATAGCTCAACGTTCCCCCTAGGATTCCGGTGACAGTAGCCACCACGTCTAGACCAGTTGTGGCACCCGAGGCTGTTAACTGGAAACCAGCAAGATATACGGTAGTGGTCGAAGTACCCGTGAGCGTTACCGCGGCACTCGCGTTGGCGACGTTGCCGCTACCCTTGACCAACGGCGTCTGTGCGAACTGATAGGGGCCTGCACGCTGGCGATCCCATGTGCCAGCGGGGTTGAGCACCATATTGTGCGCAGCGGCCTGCTGTAGGTCGTTTTCGTTCGAATAGCCATCCGACGCCTTGACCGAATTAGTCGGATCGACGCCAATCTTGAGCAAGGTCTGGAGGCGGAAGGCACCCTGATTCGTGCCACCGTTGGTATAAACGACTCTGAACCATTTAGCAGCACTCTGGACGCTATAGGTCTTACCACCGCCAGCCGATTGAGATGCTACGGTGTAGGAGTCTACGATATCCCAGTTGGTGCCATCGCAGGATTGCTGCATGGCGAGGCCGTTGGTCGCGCTGGCCTGATCTGTGAAGATAGACACATTCATTGAAGCATAGCGCGAAACATCCGTTGCCGTGCCCGTAAAGACAGCAGCGGCTAGGAGTGGCGTTGAGGTAGAATTATTGGAATCTACGGCAGCGGCGGTCGATGTAGGCGCGCCTGTTTGGTCGATGACCGAAACGAGCTGAACCGTTTTGTCGATGCCGGGGATCGTAATAGTAGCCATCTTGCTTTCCTTCGATGCGCAATGTCCGCGCATAGGGACGCGCCCGTTTGAGCGCAATCCAGATTAACCGAAATCCAGATAATGCGCTACGTGATTATCCAGCCCATGGCAGGTTCCACCAATGCAGCCATGAGCCAACGTAAATGCCCGCGAGAATTGCCGGAACAATGAGAAAACCATAAAGTACCGGGCGACTCACCACCTCTATACCCGATAGAGATGAGGGAGGGTCAAAGCCGAACCTCGTCTATTTTGCCCTCGGCGATCAGCTTCCGGTCGGCCGCGAGCTTTTCAAGCGCCCATTTGGCATGCCGAATATCGCCTTGGGCTTTTTCTTCCCGATAGGTGATTTCTTCGAGGATCGAGGCAGCGCTTTTCATTGCGCCGGGGCGCAAATAGATCGGTGCCCTGTAGTCGTTTGAATGGCGGGTGTCCGCGATATCCTGCCGATCATAAAGCGGGATTTGATAGTCGCTAATCCGCGTCCACGACTCGTCGCAGAGGAGCGTCAGATCGACCTTGCCGCGCTCAAGCCAGTCGTCGTAGCTGGACCAAAATGTGTCATAGAGGCGGCCGTTTTTCACAACCGCGATCTGGGACTTGCAGTGGTAGGACCGGTAAGGCGCATTGTCTGCGCCCCGTTCCTTATCGGCCCAACGCCAGCGATAGATTTGGCCGTCCTTGATGTCAGGCATCGTCATCTCCGAGAACGGCGTTGACGAGGTCGCGGCCCAATTTCATCGCCTCTGATGTAGGGCCGAGATGCAGGGTCGAAGTGCGCTTGATGAAATCGCCAAACGTTCCTGGAAGGCCGGCGTCGTGCCAAGATAGCCACGCTTTGTAGCGCGCCTCCGCGGCGGACGATGCGAGCCTCCGAAACGGCTCGTACCCATCAACGGTGATTACGTATGCGCGTCTTTCGCCCATCACCGTTCCCCACCGGATGTAGATTGAGGACGGGCAGCGAGCATGGCCTTCCACGCGAGACGGAATATGTCCTTTGGAACAGATGATCGGATATACTCCTCTGGCACGTCATGGTAGCCACGCACGAATTTGCGAGCAGCGGCTTCCATCTGCTCGGTGGCGCGCTTGGGCGCAATGACGAAACCAGCAGCGTCGAGAGCGGCGATTTGTTGAAACACAGCCATCCGCAGAGCCGCGCCTCTGATCGGCAGGTGAAGCAGCCCGTTGATCATCACATCCTCTACCGTGGGTGTCATTTGTCGGCACCTGTAAGGGAGAGCTTGGCGGTGAGGAAGGCTGCGCAGAGGGCGAGTGCCGGCGTGTGGCCTATGCTTATCGGGTTGAAGGGTTGATTTTTGTATCCGCTTTCGACCGCAACTGGCGAGTCGATGTGCGCAGTTGCTCCCCATGAATCATAGGTCCTGATAAAGTAGTGGCCTGTTTCCCATCTGGATTTTGGGAACTCCCGCTCGATCAGTCCCACGATGGCGTCAAGTGAGCCTGTCCAGCACGGTGCCAGAGCGCCCCTGACGTCCCCGGCGGGATCGGCCCATAGCGACGGCATAGGCCTGTCATAGTCCTTCGGGGGCGGCAGGCGCGACCATCCGAGGGCCACAGCTATGGCAGCATCGATTCCGGTATCTGGTCCCGTCGCCGCCGCGCACCTCTCCAGCAGAGCTTTGATTTCACCCCTTTGCATCAATGGACTCCTTGGTGAGAGCGGGGAAAGGCCACCAGCACGTCGCCGTTCCGACAATGCCGTGCCACGTCCAACCGCCGCCATTGTGGTCTAGCCAATATGCGATGCAGATTTCGGCCCAGCGGTCCTTGTCATCGTCTCTGGCGACGGCATAATTCGGGTGCTCAAACCGGATCAGGATCGATGTGCCATCCTTCGGCGCGGTTTCCATCGAGCGCGGCCTCAGCGCCTCCCGCAGTTCGGCGTTTTCTTTCTCTAGGCGAGATAGGGCGGAGGCGGCTTCGTCCATAAGTCTGCGACGCGGACGGGTAGCACGGGGATCATAAACCTTGCCGCCAATTGTCGGATGCGCTTCACGCTGAAGCCGATCGATCAGGTCTTTGATGTCAGGCATTGCGAACTCCATAGGCGCTCGATGCGACGTTGCCTGGTGAACCTTGGATCGTGAATATCTTCTCGCATTCGCCACATTTAAGACGGCCGTGCGGCTGTTCGCCGACGTGCTGCTTTAGGATGTGCCACCAATCATCAAACCCGCGATAGCCGCACCGAGGGCAGATCGGTTCCGTGCCTAATTCTAAAAGGTACTCAGCCATCACACCTTCTCCTGCGCAGCAATGGCGCGGTCGAAAAGAGCCATGATGTCGGCGTGCATGGTGAACTGAGCGTCATTGTATCGTTCGAGTGCAGGCAGTTCGTTGCCGCATGAAAAAAGGACCGGCACGGCGCGCCGTAGGGCCAGTTCCGCGTCTTGATACCCAACTCCTCGCGTTGCCGTTGTGAGGGCGGACTGAGCGCATAGTAGGCCCTCCCTGAAATACCTTCCCTTTGTCCACTTGTCCGGCGTGTCGATCAGCATTTTAGCCGCGATCAAATCGTCCTTCACGCTCATCATACCTTCTCCTGCGCTAGGGCTCGGATCGCAGCGGCGTACGCCAGTCCAGCGCGGTTGCCGTCGCTTCGAGGCTCAACGCCTTGACCATCGCTGCTGTCAAAGATTTGGTGTTCCTCGACAAGCTTCGCCGCTTCTTCCAGGGCTTGGAGACGCGCGGATGTGACAAGGCTGGCTATTTCGCCTTTGGTGACGATGCCGTAGTCCTCCACGTCACTTCTCTTGAGTAGCGACTGCCAAAATCGCTCCACCAGTTCATTCCTTGCTGGTGCGGCGCGGAGGGCGAGTAGCTCGACTGCCATCGAGTGCAGATCGTCCGATAGGATCGTGTAAATCCCATCTTCGACAGCGCTCGATGTGCGCTCTATCTCTTTGAGGCGTTCGGTGGGGATCATGGGGAGGGCTCCCGCAGTACGATGAGCACAAGCAGCCAGACCGCCTTACACGCGATGTGGAGCGCCTGATCGACGACAAACGAGGTCTTGCCCTTGACCTTCGCCTCGTCAATTATCGTGTGAGCAGCCCACTCAGCGAGCCCGAGCCATAGCGAGCCGGTGACGAGTGCTACAGCGGCTCCCTGAATGCCCGCGTGGGCGACAAGGTGATAGAACTGCATGGGGCCTGCCTGCTTGGCCTTCGCGAGGAAATCGCCTTGCAGCGGATAGTCAGCCAGCCAGTGAGCGGCGAGCAGATAAAATGCTGTCAGCGCGAAAGAGACCATTTATTCCCCTCCCTTCTGGGTGGGGGCGATTGGCTCGGCTGCGTTCAAAGCAACACGCATGAAATTGACGACCGTCACCATGTCGCAATCGTTGGGGTTCCACGCACGAGGCCGCATGCGCATCATGAGCCGAGTGAAGCCTGGGATGCGACGCTGGCTTAGTCCGCCGAACAGTTCGTAAAACTCGAATGTTGATGCGGGTATGCCGCCATGGGCTAGCGCCAAACTGCTCTCGTAATAGAACTCGTTCGGCTCCGATTGCGGATAGCCGGGGGGCAATAGGGCCAGTAGGGTAGTGGTTGGGCGGTTCCAACCTTCAGGGTTGAGAAGTCTAGCAGCCGGCACCGAAAGGGCCGCAAAGCCTCCAGAATACGCGGCAAGGATGGCGTCGGGCCACTTCGCCCTCACCTTGTCGAAGTGTCGCGATAGGATGCTGTCGGGTAGAGCTGTTGAGGCTCTCATTTGCCGCCCTCCAGTTTATCAGCCACGTCGCGCATGACATCGCGAGCGCAGGCCAAGATATGTAGCGCATCGCCAAGTTCCTCCTCAGCAATCAAGTTGGTTGCGTTGAAGCGAAGCGTCTCGATGGCGTCGTCCACCACCATATTGCCGGTAGAATGGTCGGCCGATTTGAGGCGATGGAGTTCGGCTTCGGCGGTTTCGGCCCGAGCAAGCATCTTCTCGAAATTAGCCGCGAGACTATCGTTAGCTCGCTCTAGGTGCGCCACCCGGTCCTCACTCCCCCGCTCAGGCGGTAATGGTTTGAGGTAGAGAGCAGACCTGATGCGAGCTTCGTAATCGGCTTGAGCGGCGGCTTTTGCGGTGTCGTCGCTGCTCGCATTGTGAATGTCGTCCGTTGGCTCAGGACCCCACCATTGCGCGGGGAGTTCCACAGTTCTGGCCGGTATTTCTTGGACCATCGTGTAGCGGCCAATGATGGTATGCGCGCGCCAGCACACGTCACCCTCGCGCTTCCACTCCAGCGCCTTGACGCCCACTTCACCCTTATCAGGGACCAGATGGGGAAGGGCGGCTTCGAGAGCGGCGCGCATCCGAAGCCCGGAATATCCGGTCGCGTAGGACCGACCGTAGCCGTCTAGCGCGGCCTCAACCGCTTCATCGTGGATGGGGGTCACTGTGTTTCCTCTTCGAAAAATCCGACGCGCTTGGTCGGCTTCGTGGTCGCAGTGTGCTGAGGTTCGGCTTTGCGAAATCCTCGACCGGACCGGCGTTGAATGCCCTGGTGTTTGTCAGCGACGCGCTTGCCCTTCGCGAGCACTGGAATGTCGTAATACCGGGTCTTGAAGCCGTGGCAGGTTAGGCAGCAAACGACGGCGTTTTCGAGCACGTCGCTGCCGGGATCGCCGGCCGGCGCAGGGTAGTGATCGATCTGCTTGCCGCGCGACAAATCGCCGTTGCAGCGGACACCAGCCGGAAGGCCGTAGACTGGCCCGCTAGCTTCACAACAGCCCTGGGCTCGGTCGAGAGCTTGGCGCTTGACCTTCTGCGAGAATTCGTGACGTTCACGCATCGAGCCATCCCCAGCGCTCTCGCGCTTCGCGAATGGCAGAGGCAGCCACACGGTATACCGGCCCTTCATCGGCCACCTCGACGATCGAAGCACGGCCTTTGCGCACGAGGCTATCGAGAGCCTTCCTTACCGTTATCGTATCGCTATCCGTTCCTAATCCAGGGCAATAGCTTGAGTATTTGCTGAGGACGACCAGCGCGTGAGTTTCGTCTTCGGTAAGCTTTTTCATGCCGCTTCCCCTACGCCGGACAGCCAGAGTTTGAAGTCAGCTCGGAGGTCGTGAAACCTCGTGGCAGCTATGGAATCTTGGTCAAGCGCGGTGCGACTATCGATTTGACAAATCCAGCGCAGCATCTTCGCTGCCGCCTCGGTGGTCGAAATGTCTTCGTCCGACATGCCGCCCTTGGCATTTAGGAATTTCCAGAACGCCTTATCGGCGCACAGGATACCCGCCTGCTGCGCCAGCGTGCCTTTGCGGGCAGGGGACTCGACTTGCTCAATAGCCGCGCCACCGCCGCGCAACCGCGCTATGGCGACGTGGATGGATTGACCCTGTAGCGGTGTGCCCAGGGCCTTCTGGACAAGCTCCTGCTGCTCTAGCGGCACCTCGAAACAGAGGACCAGCGCCGAGCGCGTCTTGACCATCTTCCATTCGGTGTAGACGGCGGAGATAACGGCCTTGTCGGTCATGGCGTGTTGACCAGAAACACGGACTTGAGAGAGTCCTTGAGGTCGCGAAGCTCCATTTCCTGCTTCTCAGGCAGACGCTTGATGTCGGGCTGGTTGGCCTTCCATTCCTCGCCGAGAGCCGTCAGGCTGACCTTGGCCGCCTCGCGGAGCTGCGCCTGCAGCCGTTTGTAGAGCGGGCCCGAGTCATCAATGGATAGGCGTGGTTTTGGGCCCGCTGTGGAAACGAGGAAATCCTTATCGACCGCATGGTCGGAATCCGATGGCGGTGTATCGCGCACCTCCTGCAGCGTCTCTATTACGCCGCCGCTCACACGCTCAGGAACAATCGTATCGGATCGGCTGGACGTGCGGACCTTTGACCACGGATCAACCTTCCAGCGCTTCCATGTCCACTTCTTCTTGCCGTTGTATTCGCTCTCATAGGCCTCGCAATCGACCCATGGGCTTTCGATGGAGTAGAGGTAGCGACCAATGCCCCAGCGCACGGCAGCGCGTTTGAAAGCATCGCTGATGCGGCCTTTCTCCGCCTCGACATCGGTATCGCCAGCGCCATCGCTCTTTCCGACCCAGGCATCGCCGACGCGGATCGAAATGGTGCAGATGGTGACGTTCTCGTGCACATCGTAGCTGTCCGACCAGTTCTCCGGTCCGACCACACTATCAAGCCGGTCCATCACATCGCGCGCATCGATATAGGCGAGCGCCAGCGCTGCGGTGCCGTCCTTTTTGACGTTCTGCGCTCGCCACGAAATCGAGCTGCGCGGGAACTCAGCCGATAGCTTTTCCCAAAGGTCAGGATTCTCGTGCATAGTTCCGGTCCTTCCGGTTCATGGCCTGAACGAGGTACCAATTGGCCTCGACGCGCTTCTTGGCTGCTTCGTTTTCGAGGCGTTCTGCGACGGCTGACTTGCCCTGAAGGCGCGCTTCACGAGCCCATTGAGCGCGCACGACGCTGAGGCGGCTGAGACGATGCGCTAGGCTGGCGAATGAGCGGATTTCAGCCTTGATCGCGGCGGGATGTTCGATGATGATGGCGTTCATAGCGTGCGCTCGCAAAGCAGGCCGGTCTTCGGATCGCGGTACAGTTCGCGCTTCTCGAATACCCAGGTTCCGGCAGGTGTGACGGCAACCGCCTTCAACCGCCGATCGATGACGATCTCCACGTTCTGCGGCGTGAATACTGCTTTCATTGCGGAGGGAGGGGATTCGACAGTATCGAGGGTCATTTTGACCTCTCGGCAAGCATGGCATCGGCAAGCCGGTACGCGGCCTTGGCGGCATTCGTCGCATACTCGCGGCCTAGCCCGAGTTCAGGCTCTCCGTCATCTGGCTGCGGCTCCGCAAGCAACCCTTGCATGGCCTGTCCAGCAAACCAGTCGCGCAGCGTCATGCCGGGATAACCGGCTGGCTTCAGTTCTCCGGCACCCCCGGAGCCGCCCAAAATGTATCGCGTTGGCTCGCTCGGGAATGCCGGACCGCCATTGTTGCTCTCGCTCATATCCCCAACCCTCCAAAGAACCACGGAACGACAGAGACAGAAGCAGCTACGAGAGCGAGAAGGGTGAAGACGGGGATCATTTCGCGGCCTCGATTGGCCCGTATTCAGGAGGATGAGGGAAGATCGACCATGGCTTTCTGTTGCCGTGGGCATCTTCAGCGTGAAGCGCTTCAAGGTCGTCATCAAAGCACTGCTCGCAAAGCCACCTGCCGTCTGTCATTACGACAAGGTCTTTCGTGAAATAGTGGCCACAGCTCTCAGGGTTCTCGTCCGCACAGAGTGAGCAGACGTATAGGATGCGATCCTGGGCCATTTTCACGCAGCCTCTTCGCGTTCTGCCGGCGCTTCGATCTTCTCGATGCCTTCGGTTTTCGCCAGCAACGCATCGATCTGGTCGAGCAATGAGCGCTTCGACCAATCGAGAAGTACGCGATCCCTCAGGGTATGAAGGCCGCTGGCGATTTCGGTTTCGAGTTGCTTGCTCATTCGTGTATCCCCATGGTTGCCCGGGTATCGGGAGGGCTTAGGCGGCGGCTACTAGATCGCGGTATTGCTTGACAGCCTCAGCAGCCATTTCGGGATCAGTGCCGGAATGGATGGCAGCCGTTTCGAAGCGCTTGGCGCATTCGGTCAGGGCCATTTTGAGCGCGTCATGGTTGTTGACGGCGCGAACGATGAAGGCCGCGTTTGCCTTAGCCTCGTCCTGCGGGATGCTCGCGTAGACCATGTCCGGTGCATCGGCCATGAGAGAATGTGCCTCGCCGAGGTAGTGGCTCATGTGCTCGCCAGCGGCTGAGAAAACAGGGAAGTCTCCCGGCAGGCTCCAGATCATCCCGCAGGAGCACTCGCCGTCCTTGCACGCTCGCCACGGCGTTGGAGTATGTTGATGATCGGCCATTCTCGTGCTCCTTTGGGTTTGCTATCGGGGGAAGGGGTTAGCCTTCGAAGCCCATTTGCAGCTTGCCGCCGCAATCGGTGCCCTTGCAGACGGTGAATTTGGTGTGATCGACGCAGGCGC